GGATATTTTCTATTAAAGTTTGAGTCTAGGTCGCTAGCTCTACAGGCTAACCATTGTCTTTTATATAGCGTACTCCCGCTCGGAACTTTAATTTCTCTTCACTTTCCGCGTGAAGCTCTGACGTCCAGGAAATGCATTTACGCACAGAGTGTGGGACTAATATATGCCCATTTAATTTAGATTGTTATAGGCTACTATAATTTTTTTATTTTCTTTTATAATTTCTGAAACCCGACCTTTTCCATAGTTAAACTCGTCGGTATATAACAATCATTAAATGGCCAAAAACTACCCACTAAAACCACGTCATTTTATTCAACTAAGCTGGCGAGCCCTGCACCTCGAAAGGTACTGCTCCCAGCCATCGCATCAAGGCAAAATCCTCCGCTGTTGCAAAAGTTTCAATACCAATCACATTAGTGGTGGTTAAAGATTCTACATCAACACGGTAATCTCTTGTCAATGATTGCTCCATCGGGACAACACCAGTTGCCCACGGATTGTCATTGCATGCCCAAGCAAACAAATTGTTCGTATAAAAGGGAAGTTCGAACTCAATTCCAGTATTTGTTAAATTCATAAATGTAACAGTACCATCTGGAATGATTTCGGAAATAGCCTTGGTACCACTAGTAGTAGGACCAAGGGTCGTTGTAGATTCCTCATTTAACGAAACATTAATACGTGCTCCTTGAAATCTTAAATCGCTACCATCAGGTACGAACCTGAATCTCTTTCTCATCCCACCACGTTGCGCCAAATAAGCAAACCGAATGTACTGATACAAATTCTTGATAGGTCGTGTATTGAAGGTCACACCTTCATAACTACTCGGTAGAATGGGAAAGATAAAACTGGCCACCCCTGAAGTTGCACCAGTTGATCTCTCATAAGATTGCATGAAACGTTTTAAAAGCGATCGAAACGAAACTGGCAATTCACCAAAGAATTCTTCTGACAACATCGTATGGTCGTGAATAGACTTATTCATTTCCATATTACTCACCCCTCTGTTAAAATCTCTTTCATCAGATTCAAGTACGATGGTACCCGAGTAAGGCAAAGTGGTCAATGGCAATAATTCTTCGGAGAACCGATTGAAAACCATCTGTGGAGCATGTACAAATACATTAATTTCTACGGCACTACCATCAGGTGATTGAATCTCAGTGAACGGAGTGACAAAAATCACACCATTACACGTCTCAAATAAGGAAGAGCCGGGTACAAATTGTACACCGACCGTGTTATCCATACTTGCGTCATCGATATTCTTACACCAAGGTTTTGGAAAATTCCAATCTATCGTAAATTCAACAGATTGCGTTTCTTGTATATCAATCACTTTAACGTATTGTTTGTTTGTGTTCAAATTAGCTGTTATAAGTGAGTACTGAACAATATTCGGTTCGTAACAAAACATTAACTTACCTCTGTGGAAATTGCTTGCGACAATTTCAAATCGGTATGTTATCTTTCCTCTCCAATATTTAAAGGGCGTTGCCGCAAAACTCAAGGCCGTAGGCATACAACCCAACTTTGTTGTCAAATTGTCTACTATATTGGCACGAGGTGTTACTGCTGCTGACCAAATAATGTCAGTTAAAGGGACTTCTCCTACATTCCATGAAAATTGATCCAGTAATGACTCACGCTGGCAAATACCAGCGATAGCCATTTCGTCGTCATCGACTCCCACAATTCGTGGATCAATTGTCAATTCCTGTTTGGGATCGAGCGTGATTCGATGTCCGGTGTCCATACCAATAGTTTGAGCTCCATTCTGGAATGGTTCATTCTTCACCCTACCTGGATGTGTAATCACAGTGGGATAAGACCACCCGAAAAGGGCGGAAACTTTTGATAATACACCTAAAACAGTGCTACTGGCTTTAGCAAATTTGCCTATAACCGGTATGTGTTCCATAGCTTTGGAAACTGGTAGCATTGCCGTGGACATGGTCTCAACTGGACCCTTGATTCGCTCGTCAGACTCTGTTTCGATAACTCCAACTGAGCCAGTGGCTCCTAAGATAGTAACGTCAGTCGCGTAAACGTACACATATAAGTAAACGTTTGTTGCTGTAGTTGTCACTGCCTTAATTTGATTGAGAGTACTAATATATAGTGTTCCCAATTTGTCGAAATCATCAAAATTGGCCGCATCTGATAATGCAACCGCAGAATTGTTGAACAATCTTCCAACAGGTTGAGGAGATACGTATGGCACAACCATCTCAAACGGAGCATTTTCACGCACATCTAATGTTTTAGCACCAGGTGCTTGTGATAAATACTTCAGTCTTTGAATCCTATATGTAGGACCAAAACTTGATAACGTCTGATTAACATAAGGAAAAGGTTGATAAGATACCAACATTCTCCCATAATGAAATGGTGTTCCTGATAACGTAATTCTAACACCCAAGTTACAACGAAGAAATGCATAATTCCTAAGCTTCGATCTAACTGTGGGATCACCCAGAAAAAGATTCCAAATATTGAATGATAAATCAATATCGGAATCTAAGGAGAGACTTATCGCAGCCACCTGTACAGGTCGCTCCAAAAAATCCTTCATACCCAAATCATCATTTTTCAACAAATGATTTGAATTCTGGTGAATATACGTATCATCCTTAGTTTCACCACCAACATCTGTAAGAGTTACATGTGTTTCCACATTACTATCTCTAACGGCACCTGTATGTGCTACTGATAAATCGGCGGATTCTGTTTGCAGGTTCATAGAATACAAATGTCTATCAATTGCCCTATTGAGAGCAGCAATTGATGCCTCAAACGACTTTATAGTTGACACAATGTGAATATGTTTCTCACTGCGCTCCCTATATTGAGGTGACGAATGGTAAAATTGACTCTTTCTAATGTCTGCTGCCCGAAGCAGTCCAAACATAGTATCTGACTGTTTTTTATTTTCATAATTTATTTTTTCAAATTCTTCTAATTCCATTTTCAACTTATCTCTTTGACTGACTAAATTAACTAAGGTACGATTGTCTCGCATGTGTCATTGTCTAAGAATAAATGAGTCGACACCAACTCATTTATTTTTGTAATGAGCAGTCGACTGGTTAAAACCAGTCGACGCCAAAATCATCATTCACCACAACATCACTCAAAACTTTGATGTTGGGCAGCTGATCTTGGCAACCTTCTTCCTCCCTTAGGTTTGTAGCTGTGGGACATAATGTGTTTAGGATACGATTATATGAAACAAAATCGTCCTTGCTAACCGATGGCATCTTAGCCATAACACATTCGGAAAGTCTGTCGCGAAATGTTAGCCATTTCGCTTTGTCCAGATGAAGAAACAATTCCCACAATGCAGAATTGCACGTAGAAATCGTTTGATCAACTGGTGTGACATTATCTGATGGCATCTTCCAGTATAACATTCTATAAATAGAATTCATATCAAGTATAGCCCTATAATCACCCAGATCTGGATGCTTTCTAAATCTACGTTTTAGAAACTCCATCTGATCTAGTTTACGCAAAGGTACCACAGATTTTGTCTTTGTTGGAGTCGTAAACTCCATACCATAATGAACTGCACAGAATTCAGCATACATAACATTGTTAAACAAATGAGAAATATCCTTCTTAACAACACCAGTAACATCATCTCCGTATGTAGTCTTTAGAAATTTGTTTCTAAAATCATCAAGTGACAACCCAGGGGTCATCGCAAAAGCATACATCAACAACATTACACTACGAATGCAATTGAACTCTGCCGTGCCGTAACCTCCTGAAGTCATCAACCCTGCGCAGATAAAGATATCACCATTTACTTCAATAATTGGAAATAAACTATCTGACAGAACACCAGACAACATCTTGAGAGCTTCTTCATTATACCCTAACCTCTCGGCTAGTCTATAAATAAAAGAAGCAGCGGCTAATCCAATTTCATATGGCATGGAAGTATCAAAACCTCCATAATCACCATCAAAGATACAATCTTCAGAATCGGCAAATGCCTCAAATTTTTTGTAAAAAGCATCGCCCTCAGACATCATATTAATACCTACAGAGGTATAAAAAATGTCATTAAATTCAACAAGTAAAGTGAATAAAGGGGCTAAATACATTCGGGACACAATCAGATAGTCTATGGCTGCAGGGTAAAACATCCTTGTCTTCCCCTTCAATACCTTCTCAATTGCACGAGGTTCATCTTTCAGCTTTGCACCGAAAATTGTTCCAGTGCTTTGCAATTTCGAATAAGCAGTCAGCTTAGCAGCTATCTTTTCTTCCAATTCTTCTGATGGAAGTCGAGTGACGGTCTTCTCATCTTCTTTCACGATGGGAATCCATACATTCTTCTTTCCTTTAAATCCATAACCTGCTCCGGTAGAAGGATTAATCCTCCTTAAATACGCATCTTCTGCGTCTCCATTAATTGCATGATTAAGATCTAAAGGTAAAATCTTGTCTCTTCCCCGATCGATCAATTGACGCACAGAATGATCCAGAAAATCATTTACACACAATTCTAACACATCACGATTAAGTGCTTTCTTCTGCACTCCAATTTTTCGCAAATTAGTGTTATAAGGTGATATGTATTCTCCAGACGCTGTGGTCTTAGGATGCATTAAAGGCGGAACGTATTTGGTCTCTGGTACAAAATTGAATTCTTGTTCAAACAAACGGGGCAAATCCTCACATAAGATAGATTTTTGCAATCTACTCTTATTGAAAGGCATAATGCCCTTCCCATCATAACCCAAGTATTCGACATTGTCCATATCTTCAAACATAAACGGAGATTTAACCACTGGATCTGCTAGTGAAACTAGCTCATCCGATTGTGAGACAATTGGCATCAATATAGTATTGTCTTCAATTTCTTTCACAGCTTTTTTCAATAAATCTCTGTTCACAATTGTCCCGTATGCGTTGGAAGATCCAGACGCACCGGCACAATGTATTCCGACAATGATGGCCCCAGTACCCACGTCTCCTAAAACAGGATATCCGCAAAAGCCCTTAGAATGACCAGGCCAAGAATACTGGACCGGATCAGACACAACAACTGTATCTGAACCGCTTCTCTCAATCTTCAATGGCACTCTCAAGCGTATTAACGGTGTGGGTATAGAACCTATGCATCCATTGGTTCTGGAAAAATCAGGTACACTAAAGTGCTCCGTCAAATCTTTAAATTGGACTTGACTCAGGCGAATAACTGAATAATCATCCCCCAAATCGACTCTATTTTTAAGCGTGAGCAAAGTATCTTTATATGTTCCTTCTTTATCCACGTGGGCCATACAGATTTTAACAATGCAATCCCTTCCCTTAGGTAGGGCATGTGTATTGATAATTGCGAAGTCCCTGCAAATTCCCATAACATGAGTAACATTGTTACGAATGCGCCCGTTATCTTCAAATTCGACTTGCACTCTTCTAACATTGTTCATCGCGACCTTAACAAGGTCAGCAGATGTCTTAGTGTGTTTAACAGGATACTTCAAAGTCTTTATTGTCCACTGCACTGGGTCTCCAGCCTTTTTAATGCGCTTTATGGACGCGCCTGCTGTTGTCAGCTCCTCGAATTTGTTAATAATCTTAGAATTATCCGTCTCTTTCTCAAAAGACGTATGTTCAAGATCTACAACCGAAGTAAACCAACCTTTCAGAAAAAACAACAGGGTAGCTCCCAATGTAGCACACAAATACCACTGTTTATACAGTGCGAAATGCTTCATCAATTTGTCTGCTTCTCCTTTATAGAAAGCCTGAATGTTGTGACTAGCTAACTCAAATTTAGCTCTGGCGTCATCAACTTTGTCAAGGAAAATTTTATCAATAACAACCTTAACAATAGGCATAACTACAAATTTCACAAGTAAAATTGAGATTGCAAGAGATAAGGGACCTGTAAACATGAAGAAGAAAGCTGCAAACATCAATTGCACTAACCACCCAAATGTATCAACGAATCTGTTGATGGCGTTCTTACCTAAGTAACTTGACCATGTTGTGACTCCGTAACCGAGTCCACAGACAACAAAATCCGATATAACGTTGTAATTGTTATCGACCTTCTTCTTATTCAATTGCGCTTGAAATTTGAGTGTGTCATATTGAACAAACATCCAATTTACCCATGATTGCTTATCTAAATAAGTCCAATCAAAGGTTTCAAGTTCAATCTTTTCATCGACCGACGCGTTTAAAGGAGCGATATGTTCACCAACAATCTCTTTCAAAGTATCTTGAAATTGCGGTTTTAGCTCCAAAGCCTTCATAATCGCGTGTTTCTTAGCACCACTGATTTTTTCTTCAACAATGTTAACCAACTTGGCAACACCATTTTTAAATACAGTGGTGAAGCTTCCTTCAGGTAATGGACCATCTAATTTCTTTTCATAAATCATACGGCCATCATCATCATACGCAAACTCGGTTTTCACAGATCCGTAACGAACAAAGACATCATCTTTCTTCAGCGCCAACAATGCATCTTCTCTCTTGATTCCTTCCCTAAAGAATTCAACAAGTAAATCAAATACGTCATCAGCACTCGAGTCTCTACACATAAATTGCTTACTAGACTTGACGTTCCCAGATTGTATTTCTCTGAAAATATCAAATCGATGTTTATCGTTCAATCGACGACCGGCTGATTTTGCAAAATCTAAACCGACTCCTCCGTCAACCTTCAAATCATCAATGACTTTAGGATTTACGTATAGGAATCGCCTTCTAAATGCAGCAGGATTGTTAAATAACAAATCCAAATTCAGCTTTTCATTATTGGTATCAATTATTACTAACTCGCCGTTAAAGAAAATCTTTCCTTTATCGCCGAATGCCATATTCAATGGCATAGCAACTGAATCAATAACCGATGTCAATTCCGTAATTGCATCATCGCCCTGAACTCTAACAAGATTTGGATGTTTCGAGCCCAACTCTGAATAATGGACGTAAGGATGACTCCAGGGATCATAGCCCTCCCAAAAGTCGGAAGAAATGATCCTATGAAAAACATGTGACGAATCATACAAACGCCCCTTTACCTCAGAATGGATTCTACAGATCCAATCCATTAAAGCTGCTTTACCAACTCCTGGTTCCCCATATAAAACCACACAGAAAGGAGGAGCTCTAATAGAACCTTTTATCCTACTCTGTACGCTTAAATATACGGGATTCAACTGCAGAAAAGCTTCCATGCATTGTTTATAGATTAATTTCGAAAAATTAGTATTATCTATAACTTTTTGCAAGTAAGGAATAACTTTTGAACACGCAACAACGAATTGTTTTTGACACATCATACCTGGAACAGGTAATCCTGAATACAAACAATCACGTTGAGCATACAATCGTCTCGCCATACCCAAAGCTTCTAAAGTTGGATCTCTTGAGAACAACAAACTGCTAAGAGGAACACCAGCTAACATATTTTCAACAGCTCTCAGAACTGTAGCTGTTGAATCAATTAATGTAGAAATTAGGGACATCATGTCCCTACCCTCTACCTTGCCTAAATACTTGTGTATATAAGCAACCTGGTGCGTCTGCATAAAATTTAGCGCCGCTGCGGTAACAAAAAAATCCCTCACGGCAGCGACCAAATTACTGCTAACAATCTGTTTCAAATACAAAGAAAAATCTGATAAAGTATCAGAAAATGACTCCAACTCTATCTTTCCAGACTGTGGAGTCTCAAACATGCAACTAATTTTATACGCCATAGCATATAAAACGTGGCTCAAAAGTTTGGCCTTTGTACTTAAACCCAAAGTTGATAAATACAATTGAAAGACCATCATTCTGTCAGCTAAACTATGCTGTCTCCTAGCAAGATACAGAAAAATGATAAAGTTAATAACCTTCTCAATTTCACCTGTATATTTAGCCAATGTACTGTGTTCCTTCAATTTTCCAAACAAATCACTGATGAGTCTCGCTTGGAAAGATTCAACGACGGGCTCATTCATATCAGGATCAATCGAATGTAACACATACAAAGTATTATCTTCGAATGATTTATATCCCTTCTGAATGAGTAAATCGTGTAAAGCTTTAGCAAGTTCATCGTCATAACCATCCAACAAAGAATGCAAAAATCTATATGAGTTTTGACCGTTTCCTTCTTTTACAGCTGACAGCAATTCATACATGCTGTCTTCTTTATCTTCACAAGAAATAGTATCAAAACCGTAATGCTCATATATCTCCGGCAAAGCAGCCGTTTTAAGCTCTTCTTTTGGATCAATCTCCAACTCATAATACCTCGTCATATCCATATGAACGTAAGCATCATGATTATGCCAATTGATTACTCTAGGTGTGCTAGACAGACTCCATTTACATCTAAACGGGTCCGAGTCATCACTAGGTTTGAACCCATAGGCTCGCATTAGCGATGTCTCATAATAATCAAAAGGACGTGTTGGGATTGGTATTTCGTCAAAAACCTCAACCATTTCAAAGAGGGCGACATCACGCTCGCCATCCTTAAATTTGAACATAGTCTCTAATTCAACCTTCTTTTCAGCTCTTCGAGCCAATTTCCGATTCTTCTTAGCGACCTTATTCAACTTATTAGCAGCCATAATCAAATCATGTCTTGATGGACTTTCTTCAATTAAGACCACTTCTTCATCTGAGGAAGTTAACCCATTATACACGTTAAATTCCGCAAGGTCGAATGCCATTTGCGTAGCTTCTTCCTCGGTCATGTCATAATGAGTTCCCTTCAATTCTCTGCGTCGATTCATCTCAATGGTACGACGTTTGTCGATAGCCTTTCGAGCTTTCTTCAAATCATCTTTTCTCTTCTGATTTTTCTTCGCTTTAGATCTCATGATGCCCAAAATTGCTGCGTCTGATCTCACATGTCCCCCAATGGTAAATCTCAAGGATTCATCCAAATGAGGTTGTGAGGTTGATACAATTCTGAACTCTGGTTTATTATCATGCTTTTGCGTCAACTCGTAATTAACTTTCGCATCGCAAATAGCTGATGAGGTGTTTGCCAATCTTTGCCCAAGTGTACTATTACCAGCGCTAGCTGGGGTTCGCAAATTCTGAATTTTGAAAAATTTTGAATTTCGTGCGTAACACAGGAATGAATATATAGACGGTACACCTAGGTACCTGATATTCAACTCCTATTAGTAACTAGAATACAAAGTTCGGAAAGCGCGTCCAATCTATATTATTATGAATAATTGTAACCTATAGAACGACCTACATGCATCATCATCTTGGGGACCCTGATGCCACGGAATTTATCCTTGCTTAAGGGATCGACGCCGTGTTGTATAATTTAACCTCTCAGTGCAATTGGTGATTAATTCCAATTTGCAAAGTTTTTCGGATAGTGACGGGGAGAGCGATTGGCAAACCGCACGAACTCTCCTTGTACCCGTTGAAGGGTTAAACTGTTCGGATAACAACTCCTACCCGGTTCATGCCGGCAGTAAGCGATCCTATAGGCTTATCCAGCGACCAAACGGCGGCTGAAATAATATAGACTGCGCCCGCAGTCCTTGATATTTTTATACTAAAAATGTCCAAAAAAGATGACGTACATATAACCGTAGTTAAACGTCGGCGTAAATAACTTCATCTAAATTGGGGTGGACTCCACAAAGTGGGCCCCAAACGCGTGTGTTTCAGTGGATACACGCTTCATTCCACTATCTGCTTTCTAAATTAATTAACTTCCAATTCAGTTCCTCGAATTGTTTTAACACAGATAAACTGTGTGAAGGATAATTCTAAAATTAATTTAGTTTTCTTGAAACTAGCTTAGGCGATACTGCTAGTCGGTTAGTAAAATAGTAATAGACAAAACTTCCAAATTCTATTACGTGTGAACGCCCAGATTCTAACTAATCTGGCACATCTTTAAAGGTTGGTTCATTAAGATACTGTACACGCAAAACACTAAACGCGCACAGAGTTTCATTAAACAAAAGAGCAATGACTCATTTTGATAACCAAGTGTTCGAAGTACGCGGTGCTACTTAGGGTGGTGTGTAAAACATAAACCCCCCTAAGAGGTCTTTTCATGCTTCGACAAATCCTATCTAATGATCAAACACTGAAAACAAACTTTCGTTTGTAGACGAAACGGGCACGGCGAACCGTGCAAATTCCATCTAATCGGGAGGGGAACTACCCC